TAAACTTATTTTAATCACTCTTAACTTTTCAACAGCCATGAGCTTCGTTGTTAACAAAGATGATAAAACTGGCAGCAATGTTGACCCAACTGTATCAGTTGGAGACACTTGTCAGGATTGTAAGGCTGCTTATACCTACAATAAGTCCCGTGTTGGCCAATGTGCATGCAAATGCAAATGTGGCTTGAATATTAGTTGGGTTCAACCCAAGAACACAGGCGAGTGGGAAAGCAGATGCTTCGGATGCATTAAAGCCGCAAAGGATAATGGTAAGAAGAAGCAACCCAAAACCCCCAGTACCAACCAGTCTCCAGACAAGCAAAAATCGAACAGCAAAAGCGCAAAGATTTCGCTAAATAGTTCTATTTTAAGCAATGCACCTAAGAAGAAGAAGGAGACCGGCAGACCAAAGTTTACAATGGTTGATGGCGTCATACAAAACTATTTTACAAATAGGATTATGGGGCCTGAAGCCACAGCTACATTCAACAAGGTCATGATAGACTTACCTGTTAGGAAAGACGGCACTAGTGGAGTAATGTACGGTAATAAACATCGTCACGGACACTCTCTTTGTGCCGAGTACAGAACATTATGCAACTTGTTAATTTATTACAAGTATTGTGTAACTGGCATCATTCTTGATATAGGAACAAGTCTAATAAGGTTGGCTAACATATGGGAGACCCATGGAGCAGTAACAACACTCGTAAGTGATAGAACATGGGCAATGACTCCAATCGTTGACTGGCGAGACATTCAGAGAATGATAACAAATTATGATCGAAACCCCGAACTCGAAAATTTGGATCATTGTGACCACAAGGCGTCTATACAAACCTATCTTGACCACACTATGGTAGCATCAGGTGGCCGAGTGGGCTGCGGTTGTATGAAAGAACCCAAATACATAATATCAATTGACAGTTGCTATTATCCTGGGGTCTTGGAGGAAATGATATACCGCATAGCAATAGGGCCTAAGTACGCAAATGGAGTCACAAAGACAATTGGATATTTCGTGTTTTTCGATTATGATGAAGCAAGAACCGCAGGTAAGTTTGAGGGACGTTACGTAGATTCAGAAGGAACTTTCAAACTAACAGGCAGTAATCACCAATATGTCGAGTCAGCCATAAACGATAATGGTTCACCTTACACACATGGATTCATAAATACAGGTGGACACCACAGTTGGCAATACGAATTAACGCTCAATGGGCATAAAATGTATGCACTTTGCACGACTGTTGAGTCATTCCCAAACCATGACTGCAATTATAAGATTATACGTGTCATAGCGATGACAGACGCAGATCTGGTTTCAAAAGGGATCTCAGAAGGTTTTGGCCCTGTGCCCAAGTATACAGAACTATTTGTGGCAAACAATCCATCGCCAAGTGCACCTCCGATGTCAATACCGTCCGGAACAACAGCCGCTTTGGGAGTTAGTGTACCGATTGTAGGAGCGCCAACAGTCACAACAACAGCATCTATAGCACCATCAACAATCCCAGCAACATCAATGGTGCCAACAACAACAGCACTTTCAGTGCACCCATCAAACACACCCGCCAATCTCACAGTTATAGGCACAGTGGCTACACCAGCAGGGAGTTTGGTCAAAACTGGTTTAGCTCAACAAGACAAACCAGTGGCAACTAATACTAAATCAGACATTGTGTACCCCGCTCGTACCTATAAAGATACCATGAAGGTTAGCTTAATTACCAGTGAGAATTTGGCCAAGGTTTTACAAGAAGATGAGGAGCGCAAACTGGCTGACAAACCAACACCAAAATTAACACCACCCCCAACCACTTCAGCAACTACAACAACAACCATCCCATCAACGCCTCCAGCTATGACAACTTCAACAACAACTACCACTGTAACTACAACACCACCTCCAGTGTTGCCAGTGCCCGGAGTCCTGCCAACAGGATTCCCAACTCGTGCAACTCTTGGTACAGTCCTACCCG